TATTCTCTGTAATTGTTCTATTGGTAAACTCATTTCTTTTTCCTCCCCTTTCTTGTTTCCTTAATCCAGTTTGTTTCTTCTTCAGTCACATCTAGTATTACTGTGATATCTTCGTCTCTTTCTTGAGCATTCTCCAAGTGTTTTGTATATCTAGGAATTGTATCTGGGTCTATATCTGGCATTATTTATTACCTCCAAATTTACTTCCAAAACGACTTGCTGTATATTCTCGTGGTTTACCAAAAAGAATAGCCTCTCGTTCTCCACTATGTCCAAATCCACTTTCCCAACTACTAAACAAATCTTCTCTCTTCACTCTCACTCTATATCGCATAGAACCAAAATCATTTGCTGTTCTCAAACTAGGTGTCCATGACGAAAGACTGTTAAACTCCATCTTGCCTTTAAGTGGGATAGATTCACTTGTTACACTACTCCCTCTATATAATGTAAACCTATTCTTATTTACATTCTTCAATATTGCTTGATTATATGAATACACAGTTTGGAACAACTCATCCATCTTAAAAGATATACCTTGTTCCATTTTACTTACTCTTCTCTTGAGTCTTAAATCTTTTATGCTTTGTTCTCTAAATAATCTTAACAATCTCTCATCATCATCAAGAAATTGTCCATGATATAGAGTTTTATTTGCTCTACCAGATTTAGTAGCTGCTGTTTTGAGTAATCCTAATTCTCTGTTACTTGAACTACTTCTCCAAGCCCTACTCAATCTCTTTATATCATCAAAATAAGCAGCACCCTTCTTTTGTCCATACTTAGCAAACAAATGAGCTTTGAGTATTCCTTTATTATTATCTACTACTGCTTTTCTATCAAAGAAAGGTATTATACTTTTTCCTTTAGGCACAGTAGCTGTTTGGAACTTCCTACCTATAAGTCTTGCTGTCTTCTCTATCTCTTTTATCTCATTCAATATAGGAACATTAGATGGAATAGTGCTGGTAGGTGTTCTTCCCTTCGCCAAGAATCTTTTCCATAACTTCTTATCAACTATTGTTAAATTCTTTCCTTCCGCTTTAGCAACTAATCGAACTTTTCCTGCAAGGTTGGTATCCCAAAGAGCGAACTCATCAAACAACCCATTCTCAATTGCTCTAGGTACGATACGAGAAATCTTTTGGTGTACTTCTTTAACATACGACTCTGGAACTAACCCTCTTTTCTTTTTTGGATTTAATGCTCTGGCTATATTTCTTTGTACTGCTACTTCTGTGTCAACTGTTACATAGTTAGCAACAATCTTTCTCCCACCCTTTCTTAATCTAGCCACTTTCTTTGTTAAACTATCAAGCCCACCATCGCCTGTGCCATCTAACAATACATGCTTACTATCCTTTACCCCTGCATCCATTAAGCTCTTTGATAAGAAAGATGACTCCTCATGAACGATTGATGCAGCTTTCATATTTCCTTTTTCCAACAATCTATTATATTCTGGAATAGACTTCTTCAAGTCATCTGGGTCTACTAATATATGATTCTTTGGTATTTTTACTTTACCTGCTATTCTTACAGATGACTTTCCACTCGCTGGCCCGCCTCCCATCATATAAGAAACTGGTTGGTCGACTGGTGTTGCTTTAGCCATTCTATTCTTAATAATGGTATCATGTAATCGAACTCTTCCCAGAGACCAATATCGAACTCTTCCCGTTGAATCTATAAATCGTTGAGACCAATTACCTTTTGAATCTGTAAATCGTTCTATCGTCTCCGTTGCTTCAACCGATGCCTTTGGTCTCCTTGTCCTTCTCCATCTTCTTCTTCTACCTTTAGGTTTAGGCACAACTGGAATAGCACAACAACGACAGTTAGGGTGGGCTGGTATTAATCCTCTAATATTGCCTAATGTAAACTCTCTCCCTTCATTAGAATCACATATTGGACATACATTAAATCCTGCCGTACTCCATTCCGCCTTCACCTTTACTCCCTCTATCCCCGCTGCCTCTAGTTCATTTATGTTTGCGTTATGGTGAGCACGAATTACCTCTGTCCTAGCAAGTGTTTTTGCTCTGTTTAACCCTACAGCATCTATTCTCCCTGATATAGCTTTAGCCATTTGATATGGGTGGTCTCCCCTTGCCATCCCTTCTGCTAGAGTATATGAAAGAGTAGCATCCATTGCTTTAGTAATCCCTTTCAACCCTGCAAATGTCTGTGTGTAAGCTAATCTAACTCTATCCATGTGAAAAGGGGAATCAAACACACCACTTAGCCCTGCCTGTGTAGATTCAAAACTTGGTATATCTATTCCTGCTTTCTTTAGTTCCTGCCTAGCTCTTTGAGCCCCTTTTTGATAAGCGGAACGAATGTGAGAATTAGTCCATGCTTCATTCCCTGGTCTTAGTGTTGGGTCAAAGCGTGAGGTAAAAGAAGGATGTAAGAATCCCGCCTCCCCCTTACTTAATATAAACTTATTGTTCTGCCCCTCCATCCAATCTAAAAACTCTGGTATCCTATTTGGGTCGTACTTACTTCTCCATTGTGGTGCATTAATAACCAGCTCCATTGTAAGAAGAAAATCAAAATCACTATTCCTCTTAAACAACCCACCTTCAAGAATATATTCTCTCGCTGCCTTCTTTAACAAAGCAAATCTTCTCCCCAACTCAGCCACAAACCTTCTTCTAGTAGAAGTAGTTCTTGTTGGGTCAAATTGAAATACCTTATTGACTGTTATAATATTTTCACATATTGCACACATATTATTTAAAATACTTCTCCCATCGTCTCCTCTCCATCTCTTGGGTTTCTTCCTCCCTTTCCCTATGTTCTCTGCCTTTATAACAAAAATAATTGAATACCCATTTAAGTAAGAATATGATTATTACTACTTCAATAATTCTAAAAGTCAAGTCTATCATAATATCCTCCCTAATCAAACAACATGGGAACGAATGTAGCTATCACACCAACTAATGTTCCTATCGCACCTGTATAACATAGAATCTTCGTGGTGTTAATAGTTACCTGCTTATCAACTTCTGCAACCTTATCCTTTAGTATCTTCATCTCCTCATTAACTTTAACAACAGAAGAAGATACTTTCTCTCCCAAAGTATTTAGAGTCTTTTCCATTAATTGTTCTTTTTGCTCCATCAAGGCAATATCCGTCTTGATTCCCTTTCCACCATTCCCAAATAAGAAACTATCTACCTTGTTCAGAAAATCATCTATCCTTTCGTCCGTCTTCTTCCTACTAACTTCATTAGTCTTAATAAGGATAGTCACATCATCTAGCTTTTTAGTAAACGCTATCTCCAAACCATTTATTTCTTCCCTCACCTTATCGCATTTAGGATAGTAGTTAAACCCCTTGTTCTCTCCCCACCATTTTTTCATACATCTAAGTCCTTTGTTGTTTTTTATAAATCACCACACAACAGACTGAGATAGTTGTCAGGATAAATTATTAATTCGTTCAATCCTCTCTTTGTCGTATTTAGGAGTAGCTCCACCAAGAGTATAATTGTGTTGTGTTCTATCCCTCAGTTCTCCTACCTTTGACTTATTCCAGTTATTCACTCTCGAATAATAGCCAACAATCCTAGTGATGCCTTCGCAAACAACTGACTTTCTTTTCTGAGTAATAACATCTATAAATTGAGTTGCCTTTTCTACATTAGAAACCTTTGCTACTATTTCTTTGACAGATACTTCAACATACGCTCCTTCTTCACCGTCTTCACCTTTAGCTTTGGAATGGTCTCTAATCACAAAGACCTCTTCCTCTGCAGGAGTTGCTGTCCCTAGTATCTCCAAATCAGGAGATAACTCAACAGCTTCTACAAATAATTCTATTGCTTTTTCTACAACACATTCTTTGGTTTCCAACATAACTTGCAACTCCCTTCCTTTTTAAGTTTAAAATTGCAACTATCTTTCCTCTGTATGTGGTGACTTTAATCTATGATTAAAAAAACCTTCTTCTCTCTCTTATCCAAATCATTCTCTTCACTTTCATTAATATCAGCCAGTAAGATGCCACAAAGCTTCTTTAGTCTCACTGACGATATATTTGCTCCCTGTCCTTCCATGCCCTTCAATTAATTTAAACAAGGATTCTAGATTATTAACAATCACAGTATCTCCCTCCCTGATTTCAAACACAAACTTACGCTCCCTCAAATACTCTATCGTTTGAAGTTTTTCGCCTATCTCTCTCCAGATATCCCTGTCTTCTCTGATTTCTGCAATAATCTTCTCCAAGTCATTCATCTTTGTCCTCTTTACAACAACAACAGTAATAAAAAGAATAAACCTGCTGGTAACATTATTTCTCCTCCTTTCACTCTTTGTTATAATCTTCAGAGGGTGGTAAAACACCAAATGGAATCCAATGTCCACATCTCCCTGTCCACTCGTCAAACTTATAAACAACAGTCTCCTCCACGATTGCTACTCTATCCACACATTCATGGGTCTTACATTCTCTCTTTGATGGACAATCCTCATTCCTACAGTTCAATGTTTCAGCCATTCACTCTCCCTCCTACTCCTCCATTTGTCCTTGTTGAGTAATATCTGCCAATGCCTTATCCCTCGCTATCTTATTCTTCCCCTCTTTAATCAAGCTGTCCTCTATCTCTTTTCTTATCTTAGCTTCTTTCTCCTCGTCCTCTAAATCATTTTCCATCATCTCTCCCAACTGCTCATCTATCTTTTCTATAATCTCATCATCAAATCCCATTACTTCTTTGAGAAACACATCTGGTGGCATTACTTCCTGAGCTCCCATTGAGTTACTATAAACAGCAAGGGTCTTAGCCTTAGTCTCAGCCACCTTCGCCTCTTCCTCTTCTGTAGGAACTGATATATCAGGAAACACCACTTTATAATCTTCAGAGGGTGGTAAAACACCAAGTTCCATAAGGCGGTCAATGAAAGGGCGAACCATCATAGGAATACAATGGTTAGTCTGTCTCTCCCTCACCTTCTTAGTCCAAGCGTTCTCATCTCTATCACCTCCCAACTCACCTCTCTCAGCTCCTACAAGTATTCTCTTTGGAATGTTTCTGGCTCCTGCTATCAATGTAATCAATACCTCAACGGTCTTGGAAGGGTCAGCCACTTGTGGTGCTAGATTCTTAACATCCATTCCTTGTAGTTTAAGAGTTCTGTTAAGGTCGTGTATGTAGTCATTTATCTCATTGTTCAAGGAAGTAGAATCTTGATTAGGGTCAAACTCAGCATCTTTATCAAGTATGAAAGCCATGCCTGGGAATGCTCCTCTCCAGAACATCTCTCCACTACCCCCAGCCACTAAATGTAACCCAGCAATCAGATTGTAAACATTCATCAGTCTTGGAGTTCCTAGTATATCGTCTTCCAGTAGCTCGTCTGCTATATGAATAACCCTAGTCCAATGTACCAGAGTCTCACTCACTCCACCTTGAGCGTTAGTTACTTTCAATGAATAAACTGAAGGGAGACCATACCTCTCATCTGTCATATCCTCTTCGTAAGACTTGATGAACACATTATCCTGTTTGTATGGTCGAATGTAGAGGAGTTTAGTGGCAGAGTCTACTTCTTCCTCCAGACTTTGTTCACCATCAAACCCTAACAACATAATACCAAACTCTCCAATACCACTCAGCTTATCAATCCTACTCATATAATGCCAGATTTTTCTTTCATCTACCAAGTCTTTACATGCTCTCTCAAATTCGGTTTCTTCTCCATCTGCTACATTCTCTGTTATTTCAGGGGGCTTTTGCCAACAAGCATCGGCAGGGGCATCCACCACCCTCTTCGCTATATGCTCTCTTGTATAGAATGCCCAGTAATGAGTAAAGTCCAATTGAACTGGGTATCCCAGAGCTTTATAAGTATCTCTGTTGTCATCTTTAAAACTTAATCCTAGTCTGTTTGCTAATTGTCTTCGTGTTGTCTGTTGATGGAAAAGGTTGAGTAGCTCTCCCTTCGCCTTGTTAGTGAGGAGGTCAAACTTACCATTCCCATCACTATCCACTTTTCCACTCTTCTTTATCCTGTTTGTTGTTTTAGTTGCCATTTACTTCTTTCCTCCCCATGTCCCAACCCTCGCTTTCTGAGCTATTAGTTTGTTGAACGCTCCTGCAGTAGCATCCACACTATCTTTATACTTACCAACAGGGAATGATTCATGCTCATATAGAAAGTCTTTGTTCCATTCTGCTTTTAATAATGATACATTTCCTATCTCTACTTGATTAGCATATGGTTCAGCCCTTACTTCTTTAGCACCTGTCACTTTATCAGCCCTCACCCTGTAACCTGCTAAACCTCTAATTGTATTTTCTGCACTCTCTTTTCCTCCACTCCCTGGCTCTTGTTCTACCCACACATTAACTTCTTTTCCATCCACTTCGGCAGTTTGTCTTATTATCCTCTCCCTCTTCCCCGCACTCCACTGCCCCTTTACCCTATCAGCTACTATGAAAGAACCATCTACCATCTTATGTACTAACGCTCCTGCTGTAAATGCTCCACCATCCTCTGTCCCTGCTTTATCCCAATATCTAACACTCCTCAATATCTCCTTTTTGTTAATCGCTCCCACTATCTGAAACTTATCTATCTGGAACATACCACCACCTCTGGGAGATGGTCTTTGTTGTAATTGTCCTGAGATAGCATACTCTGACATCAGTTCTTTTTTAAGGTTTCTTAACGCTGTCTTATTATATAATTTATCCCATAGTGGTTCTCCCTCTTCTTTGCGTGGGTCTTCAAATAAGAAGGTAGTACACTTTCTATCCTTTTCATATTCTGCTGGGAGCATAAGATGAGTATAATCCATATCCTTTTCAAGTATGTGCCCTGTCAAGTCTGATTCATGTAATCTTTGCATTACTATTATCTTTACTCCTGTGTTTGGATTGTTTAGTCGTGTACTCATTACCTCATCCCACCATAACAGAACATTGTTTCTCTTCAGTTCTGATTCTGCTTGCTTAGTATTATGTGGGTCATCAACTACTATGTAATCACCACCCTCACCACATGCTAATGAATCTACTGAGGTAGAGAGTCTGACTCCTGTATGATTATTCTCAAAGCGTGTTTTCTGGTTCTGGTCGCTTGTTATCTCAAACTTGCTTGACCAGTTCGCTTGATACCACAATGATTGTATAAGTCGTCTACACTTTAATGAATCTCTTGTTGAGAGGTCTTGTGCATAGGAAGAGAATAACCATCGAGAAGCTGGGTCGTTAATCCAGACCCAACATGGGAAGAATACGCTTACAGCTAATGATTTCATATGACGAGGTGGGATGTTGATTATCAGTCTTTTGATTTGTCCCTTCTGTGCAGCTTCCAGATGTTCACAGATAACATCCAAATGCCATCCATCAATAAAGGGTGTTGATGGTTCTACTACATGCCAGGCTTGCTCAATGAATAACTTGAGCGATACCTCTGCCCCAACCATTTTGATAAGCTCTTCTGATACTTCTGTCTTATCTTTATTTGCTAGGGTCTTTGAGTTGTTTGTTGAGTTCAATAATTCTGTCAACACCTAGTCGCTCCTTTAGTTTATCTGACGCTATCGTTAATTCAACTTTTCTGTTATCCTGATTGAATACAAATGTATTATTATTGTTGTCTGTTATTAATCCCTTATACTTTGCTAATGAATCCATTGCCTGCTTCCTTGAATAGAACTTTACTTTTGTGGTTGTCCCTATATGGTTTCCATCTTTATCATATCTATCATTAGTATCTATGGATTCAATACACATCTGCTGAACTATATTTAAGTTCTGCATTCCAATGAACTCACCATCCTCATCAAAGAAACTCCTCTCATCATAGAATGCTTGATTGACGTAGGAGGCAATCAATAATTCATTACTGACTTCCATCTTTGTAAATGTTTTAGTGAGTTGTGCATCAATCTCTTTGCGTATCTTTGGGTTTCTTATCATTGCATACGCAGCTACCCCACAAGAATTGTAATCCTCTTCTTCTAATAGGTAAGCTTTCATATAGGCTCTAGTAGCATTAAACCCATTGAGGAGGTATTCGTTTTTAAACAACTCCTCTTTTATTGTTAGTTTACCATTCTTGCCTTTTCTTTTGTCGACCTTTTTCTTTTTTCCGTCTTTCCTAACCATGCTTTTGCATTATACACCCTTTATAAAATAAGTAAATAATTATTTTCAAAAAAAGCTCCTGTAAGTACTTATAAAGCAAAGCCTTAGGATTTATTTTATTTTTTATCTTTTTTTTGTTTACATTTATATGCAAAAAGCCTATAATATTAATAGTTGAGGAGATAAGAAAATGAAAAGTCACTTGAAAAAAATTGGAAAAGATGAGTTTGAGTTTCATGGGCAAAAGATTGAAGTTATGAAAGGGAATGGAAGTCATGGGATTCTCCTCTTTGAGAACTCTTTGATGATTGGTGAATTTGTTTCTGTGTTTGAAGCACTAA